AAATCGTCATAGTATGGATCAACATTGAAGTTTGTTGTGAGAGACTGATTATTGCCAATTGCTGCCATTAGAATTTAACCACCAGTTTAAGGTCTTCTGCTTGAGAAGTAGTTCTTGCGATAGGAGCTTTGTTTTCGATGAACAAAATATCACCACTAAATTGTCTCAACTCAGGGCCAGAAATCGACATAACATTAGCTGTTGCACCAGAAGTACCACCCGTCACAGTTTCACCAACAGAAAAATATGCTCTTGGGGAAATTGAATTAATCCTCAACACTCCAGTAGTACCTGAACTGTTTGTATTAGAGAAGTTCACAGCGTTTGCTACGGCAGCTGAAGTACCACCAACAACAGATTCATCGAAAGAGAAACTACCACTAACAACATTCAGTGTGAGTTCTGTTGTCTGTCTGTAATTAACTCCATTTGCTACGGCACCTGTAGAAGATAAAACAGGGTCTTTCAAAACACCAATCGAACGGAAATCGTTGTTAGCTGGGAGTGTGTTTGCTTCAGTACCGTCTAGTCGAACGTTAATGATTACATTATGTGCCCCAAGCTCACGCACTGGATCAGAACCATGACCACCGAAAGGTGGGAGATATGCCGCTGCGATAGCACCAGAACCAGCATTCGCAGAGAATTCGATCTCGGCATTTGAATAGTTTTGCCCAACGCTGATCATTTCGACTTTGGTAATTTGCCCAGAAGCTACGTTTGCATAAGCTAGTGCGCCTAAACCATCTCCATAAATGAGCACATTTGGGCCGATATAATATTCTGAAGAGGTGTTTGGTGTCGTTGTGAATGCCCCATTAACTGTAAGGGTCTTTGTAGTACCAACGTAATTTGTTACCCTACGAATTTGTCCAGAACCAAGACCTGATCTTAGGTAGATAGTTGAATTCACATATGATGCATCAGATGTGTTAGCAGCAGAACCAAGAACCATAACGGTACTGTTTGCCACACTGGCAAAGTTACCATTCGATGTTAGATAACCAGAACCATTTGCAGTGACTTCAACAATCTCAATTGCTCCGTTAACAGCCGCTTGCTGAACGTCCCACTGACCTGAACCATCATTCGCAGACAAGGTTTTTGCTGGAATAAATTCAGTAGTGATGAATTGGAGAGCCTCTCCTGCACCAATGGTATACATATATTTCCATTTGTACCCATCTGAAGTTTCAATAATAGATGTGCTTGTTCCTGTAGGTTGGACTGTAGAAGATACACCACGATTATTGTTCATGCATTTATATACATTGTATTGGTTAGTCAATACAAAGAATGTATTAGAAAAGAGATTAGGGTTGTTGTCTGTATATTTGGTGTATACAGTACCAGTTGCCCAATCACGCCTTTTACCCGCATACGTGATATCGTTAGTCGTCACCTTTTTAGCACCAAGCATTTCACGCCAAACACGATAGTACGTGTCTCTTGTTGTGTCTACTGGTGTTGGTGGATTGGTATCATCCGTCCAAGGAACCTGTCTACCAATAAAGATGTATAGGCGTGTTGCTGCTGCCTCACCGAAAGCTTCATAGAATTGTTCAGCGTTGTGAAATCTAAACCGATGTGTAACGAGACCAGCCATTTTTAACCTTTTGTTTTGTCAAATCTATTTATAATAGATTTAGTGTAATCTTTGAGAATTAATGAAATTAAGGAACGTACTTTACTCTATATGTTCCATTATTTAGCCAATAAAGTGTGTTGGCTGTGTTCGTTCCATAATAATTATTTGATGTCGCGAGTGTTAGTACATTGTTACTTGACACAACCCTAACAGACATGGCATTAGCAAAATATGCGTTTACCGATGGTGTTCCCGGATCAGCAATATATAGAAGGTTATAGGTAACCGTATTTGCGAATGGATACACGTCTTCAAGGAATTTGGTTCCGTTATATCCGAACACCAGTCTACGTGTGCCGAATTCATCAAGTCTGACATGGGCAAGATCGCCAGCAGTGTTTGATGCGATTGCGCTAATGAAGTTGGTGTTTGCTTCAATTTTTAGATGTCCGCGACCTTCCCTCCATGTGGATTCAAATATGGTGTTACCAACAGGAAGCGTCGTGTCGATATTGATGAAGTCAAATGCAATCTTTCTCTGAACACTACCACCTGTATATGTACCAATCTGAAGCTCTGTTATTGTGATATCTATACCGACATCCGCAAACATTCTTGTGCCAGCAGGATGAGCAATATCCTCTACAAGCTTCTTGTATTTGTCTAGATATTGACCAGAACGAATTACGTATGAATACTCTTGATAATATTTGTTATCCTGAAGAACATTATCCCATGACAACCACCCCTTCGTGTCATTGTATCTTCCCGGATACTCATTCACACCCTGAACGATAGGAGAACCAGAAGCATTTTCTGTACCTGATCTAGAAGTGTTAACTAGAACCACGTTATCATTTCTGATATATCCAGAACCACGTGTTATCGAAGATACTTCTGCAATAGCTCCGGGAGCGTAAAGTGCAAGGATGGAAGCATCAAAGCCCTTAAACCCACCAGAAGCATTGGGAATCCTTGTGTTGTATACTGGGTTATCTGCCACATTCGATGTTGGTAGACCACCATCGTACCCATACCCATAATTGAGCACAGAAATACCACTAATAGCACCTACCGTTGTATTGGCGAGTCTCAAAGAACTACCAATGGTGGAATTTACGTTAGCAGTGGCTAGGTTGGCGCTTAGTGCTGATGAGTTTGCAGAAAGAGACGCAAAGGCTGTGTTCGAATTTTCATTGATGTGCACATTTTGCATCGATAAAATGGTGTCGGTATCAAGCTGAATGATTTCCGTATTAGAAATCTCTGTGATTTGGAACATAGCGTTTAGGCCAGTGCCACCAAATACAGCAACGTTGCTGCTCAGTCTATATCCAGTACCACCACTATTGATTGTCCAGCCAACAGCACTTGTCCCAGATGTTTTTGATACCGAAGCTGTTGCCCCAACACCACCAGAATCACCAGTGATAGTAACCGTGTCCCCACGTTGATGGAAAACACCACCATTTTGAACTACAGCTCCAAAGGCTGGGCCGATGTTACCGATGATTGTAGCAATAACACTGCTATCAGAGTTTCTGATTGTCTCATTATCGGAAAACGTTCCAGTCTCATTGGAGATGAATAGTTCTCTGACAAAAATACCAGACTGATATGTGTTGGTGATACGATCAACTCTAGCAGTTGCACCAGAGTCCACACCAGTTATGATACGACCTACAAGACTTTGAATATCACCAGTTGAAGGATCGCCAACACGCACAGATGTGTCCTGAACCCAGCGACCATCACTAGCTCTGAGGATGAAGTCTCCGGGGTAGTATACTTGAATCTCTTCATTGTATAGAATTCTGAAAAGCAGTTTATGTGCTTCTTGTGTGCCTTTTGCATAGTAAAGGTCTTTAATTCTCTTGGTAAGTAGCCTCTTATCACTCTGAATACTGGTAGGAAATTGAGCCATTACTTCTTTCTTGAAGTATTGAATGAACCTATCAAATGTATCGTCAACATCTGTTATGTTGGTGAAGTTGGTAGAACCAGCTAATGGGTTGAATGAAATCTTGCCAGTGATTGCAGTTCCCTGATTAGACGCACCTGTAAGAAGTTCACCCTCTTTGAGACTGATCTGAGAAGATAGCAAGGAAGCGTACACTGTTCCGGTAGTATTCGATGAGTTTGTGTTAGCAAACGATACGAACCGTAAAGAAGCTCCAGACGTGTTTGCTGTAAGCACCTCATTTTTCTCGAACCCACCTGTGTTCTCAGCAACTTCAACTTTTACAAGCTCCATCCACTCATAATAGCTCTTAAAGAACTGTACTAAAGTTTCTCCATCCTCTCGATACTGAGCAGGGAAAAGGTCTGCAATTTGTGATGAAATCCAACTTTCGTTCTGAGACATTAGATCACAATACTGTTGATACCGGATTCATTGGTAACAGTCGAAAGACCAGAGGTACCAACAGAAGAAATTCTAGATTCAAGAGCCTTAGTGTTGTTGTTGTATACTTTGATTTCAGACCCACCAATAAGAAGAATTTGGTCCCTGAGACCAACAATATCCTTCGATGATGGTGTTGCTGTTACCGATAGATAATCACCAGCATAGCTTTCAGCATTGAAACTGTTGATTGTGATAATACCATTCTCATAGTCGATTGTCCCAATTGAACGATTGAGATACGTGAATGAGTTTTCTAGACTTCGATAAACCCTCAAAACACCCTCACCATCATCATCAAATTGAGCTAAAGACGTACCTTCATAGCTAAACTTGCTGCTACTAACAGCATGTGGTCCATCATGTGTGATATGACCAGAGCTGGATGGTTCAGAAATACCATTGAAGTATTTTATGGTGTATGTCGTGCTTGTATTCGTTGATGGAAGGAACCGTTTTTCCATCCCGACACCGACTTGTGTACTGATAAACGCATTGTCCAAACTCGAAATGCTTGTCACCAGTTGAGAATGATAGAAATCATTACCAAACTCTCCCAATCTACTTCTCTCAAACTCGATCAATTGTGAAGCAATTTTGGTTGCAAGTGTTCCAGCAGGTGTGTTTGTTAGATTTGGATCGTACCAAACGCTGATTGATGGTATCACATAAAGGTAAACTGCATCCTGAATAACTGCATCGATTGCCAGAGACGATCTAGCATTGAGGAAGTCCTGAATAGCATTTTTTCGATCTGTTGAAATCAGGGTTCCTGATGTGGGTTTCACAGATACATAGACTTTGCCATAAACTGGTGGATTATTTTCCTGCCCACCCCAAACACTAACAGATTGGATATCACCAAAGTTGTTTTTGACAAGAACCGCATAATCGTTTTCGGTAATGGCTCTGTTCTGTGCTGAGAATGATTGTGGTGCATTCTGTCTGATCGATGAGACACTTTCTTGCTCATCACCACCATTAGCAGGAGTTGCTGTGGTAACAGAAAATGTGGAATATCCAGCAATCGTTCCGGGTGAACTGAATGTGTTGGCACCATTTGTAAGTGATCCGTTGCACTGTCTGTATTTGGTGATGACGATATTTCCATCTGACAGCCGCCTACCAATGACATTATCACCAAAGAGCAGTTCATATTCACTATCCTCATTTTCTTGTAAGAAAAATACCTTAGAACTTCCAGTTACCGTTGACAGGTTCGAAGCTTCTGTGTATGTAGATAGTGCCGTGTTCGATGTGGAATCTTGAACCAGTACAGAGATTGAAGACGTGTCCACCTTTTGGTTAGGGATGACATAGCGTACAGGATTTGTGGTAGATACTGTAAATCGATGTGTGTACGTGTCACCTTCTGTGATCGTGACTGTGTTTGATGACCATGTATCATTTGATAGTTTTGAAAGCGCATGAGCTTCCGTTGTAACGAATGTGTAGTTAACTGAATCAATTGTAGATGTCCATGCAGTATTTGCTGGGATAACCACTGATGATGGTGTATCATCTGGTGTGACTACTACATTTAGTGTTGCTGAAGCACCACGGGCAGACCTTGGAGTGTAGTTAAGCATTTTAGCTCTTGACACAACATTATTTCTAAGCTGAGCTGAATCAAGAAACGATTCACTAAGACCCATATTCAGATAAAATGAGTTGTGGTACGTGTTGTATGCAAGAAGATCAATGAGAACCGACATGGTTGAAGAGTCAAAATCGTAATCCGTGAATTCAGACTGAGAAGAAAGGAATCCCTTCAGACTGTCTCTCAACCCATCAAAACCAATATCTGAAACTATAATTGCGTTATTTGCCATTTTTATCTTACCCGGTCTAATATAAGGTTAATCTGTACAGGATCGGCCTGATTTGTGACCCTAAAAACTATGTTCATGTTGATACCATTATCATCAGGAGAGGCGTTTACGATCACGTCTATCAGCTCAGCTCTAGGTTCATAGTTGGAAAGACACTCTTCGATGTCCTTTTTGATAGCAAACTCAGTGATCTCATCCATATTCTCAAATAAGCGTTTTCTAATATTAGAACCAAGCTCAGGATGGTATGGACGCTCCATTTTGTCTGTCAAGACGATGTTACGCACAGCTCTCTTCACAGCATCATTGTTGGTCAATGCCTGAAGCTTCTTGGTCACCGGATGCTTGGTGAATTTGTTATCGATATCTCGATATATGATTTCGTTTGTTTGTGCCATATATTCCTTACCTCTATCTTGTATTTATAACGAAAAAAAGTGCTTGTGTTATTATCAGAACAATAGTATGTTTAATTTGTAAAAAGAAATCGATAGAGAGAGAGATGAAATGAGCTACGCACTTAACATTGAGATGCCAAAGAACATGCAAGAAGGTCTTGCGAATTTCATTCAGATGATCATCAATGATCTTGAAGCGGGTGATGCACGTGAAGCACTGTTGAAAGCAGTCGATCTTCGTCAAGACGTTTACTCTAAAATCTACAAAGTTGTAGGCTAACCCTCTAAGGAAACTCCGTATGTCAGAGCTCGCTAATTTTGTTGCAGTACAGGATGTCGCTATTATCCTTGCCAAAAAGGCAGGTACTCTTCGTGTTGATGAGTTTATTAGCCGATTTGGTGATGTGTGTTGGGCGATCTGCGATGATGTCGGTACTATCGAGGTTGTGGACAATGCGGAAGAGCTTGAATATCGCATAGCGATTTAACAGTTGAATTTTTGCCACCCCTGTGTTATTATGATTACCAATCAAGTAGAGAGACCATGTTGATTAAGTGGGAAGAGTTTCAAGCCTTCTGTAATGAGCAGACCTGTGGGTTCGTCAAGACTTGGAAGGCCAAGTCGATTGTCGGCATGCTTGAATATATGCCCGGTATCTTCGCGGATAAAGAGCGGCTGTTCAATTACGTGGACCGTTGCTTGACGATGGAAGGTTTCACCAAAGAGGGTGTGACAAACATCACGAATTATGTTTTCACCATGAATTACGATTTTGATGAAAACGATCAGAGCTGAGTACTCCTTCTCTGACTGCCCGAATTCGGGTATGTGTATGTGTGCGGGCTCCGGTAAGAAGAGTCCGACGATGACGTGCATCAACAAGACCAAATCCATTAGAGGAAGGAAGGGACGGAAGAAGCGTGGGTAAGCGATCAGATTTTGACAGGATTCCAAAAGATAAGTACCCGACACCATACAGTGCTGTGGTGCCTCTCATCCCACATCTCAGAGAAGATGCGGTGTTCTGTGAGCCATGTGCTGGGAATGGTGTTCTTATTGATCATCTTGAACAGAATGGTTTCACGTGCAACAGTGCATACGATATTGAGCCAGAAAGAAACGATATCGAAGTTGGTGATGCCACCAAAATACACGACAATATAGCAGAACTGTATATCACGAATCCGCCTTGGTCTAGAAATGCAATGCATGAGATAATTATGCATTTGTCTTCTCACAAACCAACGTGGCTTTTGTTTGATGCGGACTGGATGCACACCATGCAGTCGATACCCTATATGAAGCGGTGTAGGAAGATCGTGAGCGTTGGAAGGGTTAAGTGGATGCCCGGATCAAAGCATGTCGGTATGGACAACGCTGCATGGTATTTATTTTCAATGCATGATGACCGTGGAACAAATACAGAGTTCTATGGTAGGGTTTATAAGGAGGAGAAATGAGTAGTCGAAAAAGCACAACCACACTTGATGCGGAATTAGTACATGAGTTGACTTCACAGTATGTGCGTTCAGTTGATGCCTCAAAAGCTAAAAGGATCAACTCGCTAAAAGCAGACTACTACGCACGTCTTGCTAGTAGGGGTTTTTTTGGAAAATTGTTTACAGCACCATACGGCGATGATGTTAGGCGCGTGAAGATTCGTGGTGAATTTTATCACGATGATGTTAGAGAATTGCTGAAAGCTTCGGAGCTCGTGCTTAAGTGTGGTGGTGGCGAAATGCAGGTTTCGATATCTGTGCTGTCTACTATGCACGAGTATCTTGGAGACAGTTTTATTTCAAAAACGAAAGGTGATACTAATGTCTAACTTGAAACATTTAACCGTAGATGAGCAGTATCAGGCTTTCGGATATGTGAAGTCGCGGTCTTCTGAGTTGGGTTACATTTGCTTGGTGGAAATTCTTGGAAGCAATGTTCCAGTCGAAATCGACCTGCACTTTGAACCAAAGACACTTGGTGAAATCAAATCTCAGGGGTAAATTAAAACCTTCAGAAAGGGGTTGATTAATTAAATTATACCGTGTATAGTGGATAAATAGCAGTAAGTACATTAGTACAACTTTAACAACTGACAAAGGAAACTTAGATATGAAAACTTTTGAAAAGATGGCTGCACAGGGAGATTTTTTGATCATCAAGATCGATGAAATTCCAACTGGTGTAGAGCCATTTGAGCCTGAGAACGGCAAGTATGTCGTTGCTCACTCTGAAACTGGTCATGACCATACGATGGTTATTGACAACGTGAAGGCATTCCGTCCAGTAGAGACAAAGGATGCTGATCTGTATCGTCTGTTCTTTGAGGTCGATGCTCCTACCGAAATCGTGCACAATCGTTCGCACGATACACACGAAACTCTTGGTGTCGGTGCTGGTAAGTATGAGGTTCGTCGCCAACGTGAGTACACACCTGAAGGATTCCGTCGAGCAGCAGACTAAGCTGCCCGACACTCCTTAAATCAACAAAGGGACAATATATTATGAGTGAAAAAATCGAAAACCTTACACCGGAACAGGAAGCACAGCTTCCGGTTTATCGTGATCGTTGGATTGATATCGGTCTTTCGACTGAGCCTATCAACAAAGACACAATCGAAGGCGTTGTTAACGAGGTATATAAGTCTGCTGGGTTGGCACTTCCTAAGAATATTTTGTTCGCGGATTCACCAAAACACGCTGTGAGTATTATCAGCGAACTGTGTGATGATGGTCCTCACAAAATTCTTCGTGACATGTCCTACAACAATCATGAAGCTGGACGCCTTGGTTTCTATGCTTTCTTTCGTGAGGTTGTTGGTCTTGATGGGATTGAAAAGATCGATCCTCTTCTGGAGCTCGCAAAACGGTGTGGTTGGATTTCTTTCTATGACGATGTTTGTGTCGTGCAAGAAAAACCAATGACCATTAAGATGGATGAGAACAACCTTCTGCATGGTGAAACTGGTCCTGCAATTGAATACCGCGATGGTTTCAGTGTTTACTCGTGGCATGGTGTTCGTATCCCGGCTGAGTGGATTGCCAACCCGGAGTCTCTCACTCCACAGGTTGCCTTGACTTGGGAAAATCTTGAGCAGCGCCGTTGTGCTTGCGAAATTCTTGGATGGGTAAACATCCTTAAGGAACTTCCTAATAAGGTTCTTGACGAAGATGATGATCCTCAAGTTGGTACTCTGGTTCGTGTTACTCTACCAGATGTCGGAGACGAGAATTTCCTTCGGGTGATGTGTGGTACTGGACGTGAATTCGCGTTGATTGTCCCGCCCGAAATGACAACGGCATTAGCCGCCAATGCGTGGACTTTTGACATTGATCCAGACTTGCTCAAACAGTTGGAAGTTCGTACATAATAAAGTCTCTGTGTTAAGTCAACCGCCTAATCCTATCTTGGGGTTGGGCGGTTTTTTATTATAAATAAGGCTTGCATTAATACGGTGCATACCCTATATTTAG